GATGATAATTCAAATAGTGGAAATAAACAAAATATTATTGAAAGATTACAAAATTGCAATTCATATTACAAAGAATTTGGATAATCATAACCAAATTCATACAATACAGGAAATATAAAAAAATTAAGATGGCAGCAAGATATCAACAGCAACTGAACATTGCTTTAGAGCGTTTAGATCAAGGATTAGCTCGTGTTCATAGTATGGTAAAGCGTGGAAAAAACGCAGATGCTATTTATTTTATGGAAAATGACCTTAAAGGACTTTATGAAGAATTACAAAATATTATTAATATTGAACCTGGGTCAGATAGTTCAAGAATAGGTCATCTAAGATGATTGGAGCAGAGCAAATAAAGGTTAATTTTGAGGCCTTTAATGGGGTTCTAGAAGCTAATTTTGAAGGTGAACGTTTAGAAAAATTAAAAACCCTTACCGATTGTTTAAAAGAGCGAATGATGTTTGCTCCCGCATCTACTAAGGATTGGTTTAATAATGCCTTTCCAGGTGGTTATTTAGATCATGTTTTACGTGTAAATAAAATAGCAAATCAGCTACACAAGTTATATGTATTCCATAATGCTAATGAAACTTACACAGGTGAAGAATTAAATTTTGTATCTTTATTCTCTCAATTAGGAAAATTAGGAGATTGGAATAACGAATATTTCCAAAAAAATGATTCGGATTGGCATGTAAAGAATTTAGGAATGGTTTATAAATTTAATGCGGAAGTACCCGCAATGAAAATTTATGATCGTACAATTTTCTTATTACAAGATGCAGGTATTAAACTTTCACATAATGAATACTTAGCTATCCGTAATCAGGAAGGTCTATTTGATGAAAGTAATAAATTTTATTTTTATAGTGGTCAAAAAGAAACTAAATTCCGCACCCACCTCCCATTATTAATCCACCAAGCAATTCAAACAGCCCAAGAAATTGAATACCAAACTTGGAGTTCTGGAAATTTGGTTGTACAGTCAACTAAACCTGCAAATGCCTCTAAAGCTGATAAAAGCCTAAGGAAAGCTAAAGCAATAAAAGAAGAAAATAACCCTAATTTTAGTAAAAATACAAAATCAATTATAGATTCATTTTTTACTGACGATACACCAACTAAATGATTATTACAATAGCAATATTATCTGCTTTATTAATAGTAAGTTTATTTGCAATATGGAATCTTGTAAAGAAAAATGAAGTTCTTGAAGATTTTATTGCAAAACAAAGTGAAGCTATTGACTATTGTGATAAAAGGCTAAAAACCCTAGATGATCGCAAAGTATTTTATGCAGATGATGAAATTGGTTGGTTTTTTGGAAAAGTTAAGGAAATACAAGAGGCGCTAAATGAATTTCGCCTCCGCTAATTATGGCAAAAAAAAGAGGAAGAAAAAGTAAAAGACTATATTTTACTGAGGATACTGAGTTAGCAATAATAGAATATTTAGCTAGTGAAGATCAAGATGAAAGAAATAAGATTTATAATAGAAGAATACATTATTCGTTTTATAAACTAGCAGAAAATCTTATACATACATTTAAATTTTATTACACTGAAGTTGATGACCTTGAAGATTTAAAACATGAGGTCATTTGCTTTCTATTAGAGAAACTTCACTATTTTAAAGTTGGAAGGGGTAAGGCTTTTTCATATTTTAGCATAGTAGGGAAAAATTATCTTATTCTCTATAATAATAAAAATTATGCTAAAAAGAAGAAAAAAGTAGATCCATTAGATGCTGATCATGATGATACTATTTTAAATGGTTTTGAACATAATGAATCACTTGCAGTAAAAGTAGAGTTTTTAGATATGTACGTTGCTCATGTAGATAATAATCTACATAGATATTTTAAAAAACCCGATGAAGCTAGGGTAGCAGATGCTGTATTAACTATTTTTAGAAATAGAGAGCATTTAGAAATATTTAATAAAAAGGCTATATATATTTATATTAGGGAATTAACAAAATTAGAAACCCCAATTATAACTAAAGTTGTTAAAAAGATGAGAGATATATTTAATAACTCTTATTCTAGATATCTTGAGGGATAATATATTTATTAGTATGAGTAATCCACTTGATCAAATATTATTTGATGGAAAATCATCCTCCGATGTATTTAAAGAAATATATACTAACAGTAAGAAAAAGGATAAGCAAATAAATGCTTTAATTGCTGAATTAAAACCCTTAATCCAAAATATAGGAGATGCCCCCGTTGTAGTTCCTCTTATTAAAGAATATTTAGAAGTATCAGTAAAAAATGACGAACATCTAATTAAAATGATGGCAGTTATTCAACGTTTAAGTAATAGCGCTGCTACTAATGGGGGAGATTCATTATTAACTGATGAAGAAATGAAACAACTTCAAGAAATAGCAGAAGAAATAGCAGGAGATGAGCCTAAAACAAAATAAAAACTTTGGTAGTCCTGAGGGATTTAATTCTCTTAAAAGAGAAAGACAAACAAATACAAATAAAAGGGTAGTAGAAATTATATTAAATTCTAAACACCCTATGTATAAAAGTCAAGATGATATAGGAACAATTTTCTTTTGTGATGTACAATTAAAAGAAGTAACAACTAAACCTTTTTCTTTACCTAGAGCAAAGCCTTTAAATATAAACAATTATACAGTTCCCTTAATAGGAGAAGTAGTACAAGTAACTGAAGCTTTTACTCCCTCTCCTGACTTAGATAGCAACCCCATATCAACAAATTATTACCAAAATTGTGTAAATGTACATAATAACGCAGGAAGTAATGCACTACCTTTAGATATATCTAAAAAGAAAGGTAATAATAAATCAAAAACTGAGCCAGATACAACTACTTTTGAATTTAAAAAAGAATTCAAAACTTCAGGAAGTCAGGAGGTAGCAGCAAAAATGCTAAATCAGTACTTACTAAGTTTAGGGTTTTTAGGTCGAAGTGACCCTAGAGCCCCAAAATATATTTTAATCCAATTAGCTAATGGAGATTATGTATATAGGTTAGAGGAAGATGATGATAATAATATAACACAGCGGTTAGGTAATTGGTTTAAAGAAAAGAAAAACCAACAAAATCTTAACCCAACAGAAGGTGGGACAATTATTCAAGGCAAAAGTGGCCAACGAATTAATATGCTCACCGCAGGTCCTAATGGTACAAATTCTATAAGTAGAAATGTTACTGATGTTGATGGTGATGGAAATCCTAATATAGGAGATAGAGCTTTAATTATAAGTTTAGGAGAAGGTGACACTGAAAATGTTACTTTTGATGCTTGTTCTATATATTTAGGTGAAAATCTCAGTTTACCTATAGATGCTGCCTCTACTAATGCAGATTCAACAAAATCTACGTTTGAGCCTATAAAAGACCCTTTAGAACAAATAGAAACCCCACCACCAGCACCAATTCCTCAGACAAATCCAGAACCATCATTACAAGTACAAGAAATTAGCTATGACGCCCCCGCTGCAACTACTCCAACATCAGTTAAAGAAACAACTCCAATAGTAGCAACAAAAGATGATTTTTCTGATGACGAAATGGATGATCCAGTATTTGCAGCTTTGGCAGAGGCTCAGGAAGAAGGAAATATAAGTTTTATAGATTCAGAAACTTACGAAATAGCAGGAACGGAATGCCCACCTGAAGAGCAGTATAACGAAATAGAGAGGGGAGATGAATCCGAGGAATCTTTTAATGAAGCCGGAGAATACGAAGCTCCTTCGGCATCTACAGATGGTACTATGACTTTTATGAAGAATAAAAATAATTATCAAGCTTTTATCAAGGGTAAGTCAATAAAAGAAATGGAAAAATATTACCCTATTACTTTAAAAGGTGGAGTAGGTGCTGCTGAAGGTACTATTGATATAGTATTAGATCCTAAAAGTCCTAGTGATATGATTGAAAGACTAAGAGCTGATGGAGTAAATTCATCAAATTGTCCTAGTATAAAATATCTAATACTTCATACTACCGCTACACCTTATAGAAATCAACACGAGTTAATTAATTATTTTTATTATAAAAACCGATGGAAACGCCATGGGTATAATATTAGTATAGATAGCGATGGAAGGTGTAATTATAATGTAGATATAGTAAAAAAAGGAAATTCTAATGGATGTGCATTAAATACTTACCCAGCAAAAATTAATTTCCCTGATGGGGATTCATTTGGCAAACTTACAAATTACAATGCTATAAATATGAGTTGGATAGGAACATTAGAAAAGGCGCGCGGTGGCACACCACCAGTTAGAAATTTTCCAAAAATTGGGAGAACTACCAAACCTAATATAACAGCTAACCAATCATATTCTTTTCAAAGTTTAATAGAATATTTTTGTGAAGCATTCCCTGATATTAAAATTGCGGGACATAATCAAATTACAATAAAAACAGGTACTGGAAAATCATGTCCTACATGGAATAATGTTAGATTATTAGATTTAATGAAAGATGAGAAAGACTCTAATGTTAAAGATAAAAATATATTTAGAAAATTTCCTAGTGATATTACTAATGATGAATTTTATTCAAAAATAGATGGCACCGATGCAGGAGGATCTACATATATTAATAAGATAGAGGTAGAAGACCCAAATGATCCATCTAAAACGATAAAAATAAACGATCCAGATGATGTAAACGATAGAGATAAAACATTTAGGAGTGTTAAAAAGAAAGCTAAGGAGAGAAGTGATAAAAGGGTTCTACAAAACTTTACTTCATATTATAATAAAACATACACTAACACAGCAGATTATGTATTTGCCTTAACTCATCCTTCTAAATATTTATAAATTATGGCGAGAAAATTTACACAAGAAGATCTATATATTGGTAAACAAGTATTAATTGATAGTGATCGATTAGTATTTAATGGGAGGGATGATGCTATATTTTCAACTACTAATCTTTTTGTATTTAAAACTGATGGAGAATTCCATATAAATACTAAAGAAGATACATTTATAAATACTCCTAAAATATATATAGGACCTGTCATAGATGGACAAGACCCAAATATACCTGCCGTTAAAAGTGATACTTTAAAAATAATTTTAGAAGATTTAATTCAATCCCTAAAAACATTCTTTACTATTCAATACCCACAAACATCAGGTCTACAAGGTCCTAATCCAGCTATTAATAAAACATTAGGTCAATCTATTATTACTAATTTAGATAGGATAGAAGCAAAATTAGATGATATTAAAAGTGATAAAGTATTCATAAGATGATAAATAAACCTCTCAATAATATTATAAATTCGGCTACCCAAACCTTATTTGAAAGCAAAGATAAAATAATTACAGTTGCTAAAAAAAGAGCAGAAGAAAAATTAGATAGCGCTATTCCTACAAAGGAAGATCTTGAATTACAATTACAATCAATAATAGCAACAGTTATGGAGGATCCAACAGGAGCCGCCAAATCTGTCCCTGTATCTAACTCAGATGAATTTCAAAAAGCACTATTAAAAGTAGAAAAAGTTTATAATAGATTTATATCTATTTTAGATAAGGCAATTCAAAAGTTAAAAAACAGTAAAAAAGAATTAACGTCTATAAAAGATAAATTAAATTCTATAAAAGATAAAATGACTACTATACTAGGATTTACAGATATACTTAGTCCAATATTTGATATTATTAATACCCTAAAACCAACTTTAAATTTAGCTCTAGCTTCTCAAGTATCAGTTCCTGGAGCAGGAGGACCTGTTAGTGGATTAACAATAAATAAATTAGGAGAAAAAAAGAAAGACATAGAAGATCTTCTCCAAAAAGGAAAAGATTCTTTAAGCAGTGTAGGTGATATTTCAAAATTTTTTGATAAGGAAATAGAAGTAATTGAAAACCCCTTAAATCGAGGCATTTCAGGTATAGATGAAGCAATCCAAAAACTTGTAGATTTAAGAAATCAAATGGCTGAAATATACGCCAAATTTATAGAATCATTAATTATACCAGAATTAAATGATGAGGATAATGATAATGAATTATTAGGAAATAAAAATCTTGAAGAGTATTTAAAGAATAAAAATAACCTCAGTACAGTATTAGGAGATGCTTTAACAAAAGGACCCGCAAAAAGAGGAGATAAAAATCCTAATGATCCTAGTGACCCTATTAGAACATCACCTCCTAGGATAGCCTTTAAAGGATTTAATTAATAAAACAAAAATATTCGATATTTATTAAAAACACCAAATTAGTATGAAATTAAGTGCATTTGAAAAAGTAATCAGAAAAGTTGTGCGTGAAGAAATAGATTACGCTTTAAGACGCGAAATTGCGTTATTAAAAGAAAATTTAACAACTAATAACCAAGCTATAACTGAAGTAAAAAATGAACCAGCTCCAGAAGAATTTAGACAAAAACTTAGAGAGCAATTTACTCCACAAGCATTTTCACAAGACAGTACATTAAATAGCCTATTAAATGAAACAGCACAATCATCTCATGATATTCAACAACCCCAACATAACCCCCACGATCCTGTAAATCAATTTATAAATAAAGATTATAGCCAATTAATGAAGGCAATTGATACAAAGAAAAATTTTAGACCATAATGGCTATAAAACTCCGCAAACCTATAAAAATAACCCCAATTGATGTATCTGAGAAAACGGCAGTAGGAGTTCGTTTACCATTTAATAAAAAGAGGGTATTTACTTTAGATTATACTACTAAAGAACATGCCAGATCTAAATTAATAAACGTATTAATTACTTCTCCAGGAGAAAGATTAAACCAACCACTATTTGGAGCTGGATTAAAAAATAGGTTGTTTGAACAACAAACGGAAACAGCAGGAGATGGTCTTAGAAATTATGTAACTCCCCAAGTTGAACAATATGTTCCCGAAATCGAACTTAAAAATATCTTTTTAAAAGATGGAGGAATACAAGGCCATAAATTATTTGTTACAGTTAACTATTCATTAATAAATAATGATGAAGAAGATTCAGTAACTTTAAGTTTTACTAATGAAAATTTTAATAATCAATAATGTCATATTCAAGCGCAACATCAGACAATAAACCTATAAATTATCTTAATAAAGATTTTTCTGATTTTAAAGATGCCCTTATTAATATGGCACAAATCTACTACCCAGATACTGTTAATGATTTTTCTGAGGGAAGTCCAGGTACTATGTTTATTGAAATGGCATCTTATATAGGTGATGTATTATCATTTTACACTGATGCTCAGGTACAAGAAACATTTCTACAATATGCCCAAGAAAGAGAAAATTTATATTCTTTAGCTTATACTTTAGGATATATACCAGCTGTTACAAACCCATCAGCTGTTGAGTTAGAAATATTTCAACAAATCCCAGCTAAAAATGATGGAAGTCCAGATTATGATTATGCTTTAAGACTTAGAAGAAATTCTACATTTAAACCTAACAATAATAGTGGAACTGAATTTCTTATCCAAAATGATGTAAATTTTGCCTTTAGTTCTTCATTTGATACTACTGAAGAAACTATTTATTCTACAGTTGGTACCCAACCTGATTATTTTCTTTTAAAGAAAAAAGTTAAAGCTATTAGTGCTGAATTAAAAACCGAAACTTTTTCAATCCAAGGTGCTGAAAGATTTAAAACCTTATCATTAGATGATACTAAAATAATAGGAATCCAATCTATTATAGACTCTGAAGGAAATGAATACACAGAAGTCCCTTATTTAGCACAAGAAACAATATTTGAAGAAGTACCTAATACAGAAGTTAATGACCCAGAATTAAAACAATATAATAACCAAGTTCCTTATCTTTTAAGGACTAAAAAAGTAGCTAAAAGATTTGTTACTAGATTTAGATCCGATAAAAAAATGGAAATCCACTTTGGTGCTGGGGCTACTAGCGGAGATGATACAACTATAATTCCCAACCCCGATAACATAGGATTAGGGATTAAAGATGGCAGATCATTATTAGATAAGGCGTATGACCCCTCTAATTTTTTATTCACTAAGGCCTATGGAGATGTTCCTTCAAATACAACTTTAACTGTAACTTATTTAAGGGGTGGCGGAATAGCTGCAAATGCTAATGCTAATGTTATAAATAGAGTAGGAACAGTAATTGTTGTACCTACTAAAGGAAACTTAAATAACACAGTACTTAATGCAGCTATTGATTCAATTGCATGTAATAACCCATCACCAGCTATTGGTGGTGGTCAAGGGGATTCTGCCCAAGATATAAAACTAAATGCTATAGCTAATTTTTCGGCCCAAAAACGAACTGTAACAAAAGAAGATTATATTTTTAGAGCACTATCAATACCACCCCAGTTAGGTGCTATAGCCAAAGCATATATAGCACAAGATACCCAAATATCACTTGATACTAATAAAAGAATATCTAACCCCAATGCCTTAAATTTATATACTTTAGGATATGATTATAATTCTAAATTAACGACATTACCATATGCTGCTAAGGTCAATTTAGCTACTTATTTAGAACAATATAGAATGTTAACTGATTCTATTAATATTAAAGAAGCCTCAATAATTAACTTTAAGATAGAATTTGACATTTCAGTTAAAACAGGGTTCTCAAATGATCAAGTTCTTTTAAATTCAATTAGTAGCTTACAAAATTTCTTCAATACTAATAATTGGCAAATAAATGAACCTATAAATATAGGGGATGTAAATAGTTTATTATATACTATAAATGGCCTTAAAACTGTAAATAATGTAATATTTACTAATTTATTTGGTGAAAATAGTGGTTACTCAAAATTTAAATATAATTTTGATGCAGCAACCCGAAATGGCACTATATACCCATCATTAGATCCTAGTATTTTTGAATTAAAATATCCTAACACAGACATAATTGGTAGAATAACTAACTAACACCATGGCACATTATTTTATATTCCCGGAGAAAGACACTACTATTTACTCTCACACCTCTAGGACAATCCTTAACACAGGTATTGATGAGATTTTAACATTAAGAGATGAACCTTCATCTACGGATTTAAATTATTATCCTAGTAGAATTTTAATCCAATTTAAACAATCTGAAATTAATGATGTTATAAATAACACAATAACAGGTGGATCTTTTTCAGCTAGTTTAAATCTCTACCAAACTGAACATAGAGAATTAAGTATCAACCAAAATTTAGAAGTATTTCCTATATCAAGTAGTTGGAATAATGGAACAGGTAGATTTGCTAATATACCAACTACATCTGATGGATGTTCATGGTTATATAGAGATGGAAGCCCAGACGCTATTTCAAATGATGAATTAGGTACTAAATGGGCCACTGCAAGTTTATCTACCGGAGTTACATCAAGTTTTATAGAAGCTTCTCCAGGTGGAGGGACATGGTACACAGGATCAGGTTTTGAAGTAACTAAAACCTATGGTTATGGAGATGATTTAGATTTATCTTTTGATTTAACTGCTCCTGTTTTAAAGCATGTAAGTAATAGTTTATACTCTTCTACTTACCCTAACGGGATATCAAATAATGGATTCTTAATTAAAAGAGCAAATTCACAAGAACATACAGCTATAGATGATGGAGAATTAAATTTCTTTTCTGTAGATACTCATACAATTTTTCCACCATATTTAGATATATCTTGGGATGATTCATCATATGACACAAACTCAGCAATAGATAGTAAAATTCTTAAAACCGGTGAAACATATGTTACATTAAGAAATAATAAAGAAAAATTTAGAACCTCAGAAGAATATAAATTTAGATTAAATGTTAGAGAACTTTATCCAACTCGAAAGTTTGTTACTTCTTCAAATTTCTTAGATGTTAAATATTTTACAAGTAAATCTTATTATTCTTTAGTAGATTATGCTACTGAAGATGTATTAATTCCTTTTGGTGAAGAATCTAAATTAAGTGCTGATGCAGAAGGAATGCATTTTAAGTTATACATGCAAGGCCTTCAAGAAGAGAGATACTATAAACTATTATTTAAACATGAAAATAATGATGGTATTCAAGTTTATGATGATGATTATTACTTTAAAGTTGTTAAAACATAACCATGGCGTATAATCCAACCCCACCACCACCTCCTACTCCAAATAATAAAAGTAGACTACCTAGAGGTAAATCCCCTAGAGTGAAAAAACCTTTTGTAGAAGCAGTTGAACCAACCCCATCTCCAGCTTTAGGAGATATAAAATTCCAGAAAATTATCTATAGTCAAAATTCTTTTAGAAAAAAAGTAGATGTTTCTATAAGTGAATTAAAACCTAAAGATGAGGAAATAGATATACCTAAATTTTTTGCAAATTACCATAAATTATTTTTTGATTTACCCCAAAAAGGTATTAATTCCCACTCAACTCTTATTAGAGAAAGTATGGATTTTGTAAATGATTATGTAGATTTTAAAGATGAACAAATTGAAGATTTAAACCAACAAGTTGAAGCCCTAAACCAACAAATATTAGACCTACAAACAGCAGCTATAGAAGGAGAAGATGAAGACATTGCGGAAGAAATAGAGGACCAGGCAATTAAAATACAAGCGGATGCTGAAATAGGTAATGTTAATGATCCATTTATCTACTGGAGCCAAAATAGTGATCGTTTATTATATACAATGGGTCTTAAAAAGACAGCTAAATATGCTGAAGATAATAAAAAACTTCCTGACGGTTCTGATCCATTTGAGGAAAATAAACAAAAACAATTAAGGAAAGATACAGGCCAGGCTTATGAAAAAGGTGGACCTGGTGGTGATCGCAAAAACCAAGAAATCAGAACATTCAGTGAATGGAAAACAGACACAGAAAAAAGATCAAGTGGTGGTGAAACAAGAGATATTAAACGTATGTTAGATTATATAAGGGAGGTAACAGTAGCTAATTATAATTCTATAACGTCATAAAATGATAATAAATCAAACATCTATAGAAACAATTAGTCAAAGTGATTTAGACCAAATCCCTACAAAATTATTATTAAGGAGATTTGGGAGAGCTAATGACTTTATTGAATTAAATATTCTTGATTTAAATGGAGACATTATACTTAATGATAATAAATTTACCGACTACACTCCATACATAAATCCTAATGATAATTTAGTTGATTCTATTGATATTAATTATGAGCAGGTTTTAAAAGACTATGGATTTACAAGTGGTCAATATACCTTATCATTTTCATTTCAAAGAAATGTTTTAACTAAGGGACAACGTAGACAATTTTTTATATCTGAAATATCCCCCTCAAGAACAGAAATTAGATTTGACTCTAATACTATTAGTGACAATGAATTTGAGAAAAAAGTATCTGAATTAGTTTCTACCCTTAATGCTTCTTCTTTTGTTAAGGATTTAAATATATCTTTTGGTGAAGGAAATACTGCATTAATTACAAATGCTCAATCAGATTCTACTACTGGAACTGGTTTAATAAAATTATATAACCCCCTCCCACCAACTTTAAGTGTAAATAGTCCTTTTAGGATATATGAAGAAATAATCAATCCCTTAGAGGTAATATTTGATTTAGGAACCCCTAAATTAATAGATACAGGTATCCCACTTAGTGGCCCTAATTTTAACATAGATTTTACAGATAATTATACTGTTCCCTCTGAATTTAGGACATATGATGATATTTTAAATAAAGGGGCTATAACTTCAAGTTTTAATAATATCCAAAATTACTTAAGTAGTAGTATTTCTGTTGACTTAGAATTTGATAATCCTGACACCCCATCAGGATATACTTTTGAAAATTTTATTCATTATAGTTCTGCAACTGAAAGACTTAAAAATTTCAAATATAAATTAGAATTATTAGAATCTTATTCAAGTTCATTAGCAACCTTAACTAATATAACGGGTTCAGTTACTTCATCAAATCCCTTAGTACAAAATAAAATAATATTTAACAATAAAACTGATAGATTAATTCAGGGCTTTGATTATTATGAAAGATATCTTTACTTTGAATCTGGAGCTTATGCATGGCCTAAAACTACAGTAGGAAAGCCCTATACAAATGCTAAAGTAGCTTCAGCTGCTGCTGTAAGTTGGTTTGGAGCACCTATTGATTCATATGAAGATGAATTTTATGGTGGTCAAATGTTAAGTGCAAGTAAATATGATGATTGTAATCCATATTACATAGGAAAAACAATCCCACCTGACATAAGAGACAATCCCCAAAATGAAGCATATGTGTTATTTACTGAAATGATAGCACAGCATTTTGATGGTATTTGGGCATATATTGATAGTATAACTGATAAATACCAAGCACATAGTGGTTTAAATGATGGTATTTCTAAAGAATTAGTATTTAATGCTTTGACTGAAAGAGGAATTAGAGCATACTCTCAATTTGAAAACTCATCAATATACGAATATTTCTTAGGAGATGATGGTAAAGGTAGTTTTCAATATGCTCCAGCTTCTGGCTCAAATGAAAACGCAACTATGATATCTGCGTCTAACGCAGGATCAATTCCTAAAGGTGACATAA